TATCTGAGTTGTTTTTATGGGGAAGGGCGGATATCCGCCCTTTTTTGATCGGAGTTCTTTATGTGGGAATTTATTTTCATGATGTACGGCTCTCTTTGTGGGCTTTGTTGTGTTATGGGTTTTAAGAGTAATATGTGAGTTTTTATGCAAAAGACAGAAATCCGGCTACAAATACCCGTTGATGTAATAAAGAAGATAGAAAAAATTATCGAACGACAGAATATAACTGTTGATGATTATATTGTTTCATCTGTTTCAGAAGTTTCTGACCGTGATTTTCGCAACATTGTTAAGCCTTTCTCTTTTGATTTTGGGGGTGGTCGTGAAATTAAATAAAACAATGACAGCGTTTTTATTATTTTCTCTGTCTTTCTCCTGTAATGTCCGTGCTGATGCTTCACTGGCAACAAATACTTTTACATCTGAGTTATCAGGTGTGATTAACCGTAAACTGATTTCTCTTGGTGCTGATGCAGCCGCAATATCTGCAACGCTTTCCGGTTATTCGCGTGCGGCAGCTTCTTTTGCGTCAAATTATGCGGCTTCAATTGGAATATCATCTTCGGCAATGACCTGGAGTACGCTTGCTTATGGGCTGGGTGTAACGACTGTCAGTATTGGTATTTATGCTGTTGGTAAACCTTTTGCGGAAGAAATTGCAAAGCTGGCTCTTGAGAAAAACGGGTATAATGCCTTTTTCTCGACACCTGCCATGTCCAGTGGGTCGAAAGTCTGGATTGGGGGATTGTCTTCCTGTGGCGTTGCTACCAGTACATCGCCTTTTTCAACGGCTTCGCAGCTTTTAAATTGTCTTCCGGCAGATTCGTCTCCGTCTCTGACTCGTTCTTATTACACCCCTAAAAAGAGCATTGGTTCTCTTGAAGGTTATACTTTTTACTATATTTCTAAGTATAATGGTCGATGGTCTGAAAGTTCTTTATATGTGTATTCTTCAGTATTAGGTTCTGATTCTGATACTTATTGTGACCAGGGACAGGTGCTTTTTACACCTTCAGGGGGTAGCTCATCCTGTATTGCAGCGGTTACTGAGAATCCGTTTTCATCTGATTATTCCACACCAGTTATTTCAGGTAATAATCTTGCTTCGCAGGATATCGCCGATATCCTTAATGGACTGACAAAGCAGTTAGATGGCCTTTCATCTTATGACGGGGTTTCATCGTCTTCATTGTATTTTACTGCTTCTGATGTTGATAATTATCGCTCGACTGTAGATATGTCCGGTGGTGATTCCGGTGGTTTCACCGGAACAGGAGAAATAGCCATACCGCCTACGCCGGAAGGTGACACGGAATCATCTGGCGGTAAATATACGCCTCCGGTTGTTGATCCGGATTTTACCCCAGTTTCTGGTAATGGCAGTTCTGGCTCCAGTGGCGGAACGGGGTCAGGCACCGGAACAGGCACCGGAACAGGTAGCGGCACAGGCACCGGAACAGGTACCGGAACAGGCACCGGAACAGGCACCGGAACAGGTAGCGGCACAGGCACCGGAACAGGTACCGGAACAGGTACCGGAACAGGTACCGGAACAGGCACTGGAACAGGCACTGGAACAGGCACCGGAACAGGCACCGGAACAGGTACCGGAACAGGTAGCGGAACAGGTACCGGAACAGGTACCGGAACAGGTAGCGGAACGATAACCGGCGTCGGAACAGGGTCTGCCAGTACCACGGTAACAGGTGATGCCACGGTAAATGTTAATGTGACCGTGACAAATGATTTTGGTACTGCACCGGATGTATCCACGCCAGATATTTCATCACCTGAGCCATCATCATTTATCTCTCCGTTGTGGGATATGTGGCCTTCTGCGCGTGATTTTTCACTGACAATTCCACGGGGTCAGTGTCCTGTTTTTACATTCAATATCTGGAATAAAGATTATCAACTGGATACTTTTTGTGTGCTGCTTGATACCGATGAAGTCAGGGCCACTTTCAGGGTGATTATGACGCTGATTGGCTCCATGCTTTCATTCTTTATTGTTCTTCGTTCCTGATATCAGGTGGTGAATTATGTTTGCTATTTTTATTGCTGCAATAAATACTGCTCTTGGTTTTATTTTTCGCACTGCACTCATTAAGTTTGTAATGTTCTCTGCAATTTATATTATGGTTGCTGAGGTTCTTCCGTTGATTGTGACTCATCTTCCTGATGGCAGCAGTATTTCATCGCTTTTTTCAGAGTTGCCTTCTTCTGTTTTGTGGTTTCTCAATCTGATGTCTTTTGATGTTGTTTTGCCCATGATTGTTTCAGCCATGTTCACGCGTTTCTTTATACGCCGCATTCCATTCTTTAATTAAACGGGTGATTTATGGCCATTACTGCATATATTGGTGTGCCGGGTTCCGGCAAATCTTATGAGGTTGTTAAGTCTGTTATTATTCCGGCTGTTGCATCCGGACGCAGGATTGTCTCTAATATTTACGGACTGAATTATGAGGCTATTGTTCAGTATTGTCATAAAAATAAACTGATATCTGATGATGTGTCACCAGGCGAAATCATTCATGTTGAAAATGAACGGGTGATGGCACCTGATTTCTATCCGGTCAAGGGAAATCAGGATAAATCACTTTGTCAGCCCGGTGATTTAATTATTCTTGATGAGTGCCATCGTTTTTTTACATCAGATAAAGCATTGTCATCTGATGCACGCATTTTTGCTGCTGAGCATCGTCATTATGCTGATGAAAAAACAGGGCAGACCTGCGACCTTGTTCTTATTAATCAGGCACTGACAACGTTGCCCCGTTTTCTTCGTGAACGTATTGAGCAGACATTCAGAATGAAAAAACTGATTGGTCTCTCTCATAAAAGTTATCGTGTTGATATTTTTGACGGTTCCAGAACAACAAAGGCAACGCATCTTTCAAATTATGTCTGCCGTTACAGCAAAGATATTTTCCCTCTGTACAGCTCTCATGATGTTAAGGGCGCGGTGGAAACAAGAACTGATGCCAGGGCAGTTTTGTTTAAACCGCAGGTTATTGTTTTGTTTGTTTTTCTTATATTGCTTTCTGTTTATCTCTTTTTTAGTTTCCTTTTGCCTTTTTTTAATCCGCAGAAAAAAACAGAACAGGCACAGCAGGCAGCACCGTTACGTTCCCCGCCGTCTTCGACGTCGGTTAATGTTTCGCCGTCACCGGATAATAAAACCGCTCCTGCGCCTTCTCAAAAATGGTGCGTAATAGGGCGTTTTAATGATGGCGACCGGAATTATGTTTTTCTGCGCGATACAGAGAATCGCCTTCGTATGGTTTCTGCGAATAAATTCAGGGGGCTGAATATTATGCTTGAGGGCGAAGTGGATGGCGTGAAAGTTGTTGCATGGTCCTGTAATAATCCGGTTTCTGTCAGGGGGCAAAAATGAAACTGGTCACCGTATTTTTTTCATTTGTGCTTTTGTCGTTCTTTTCTCCGGCTTATGCCGTTTCAGAAAATGATGCAGGGCGTGTTGAGATGTCAATGGACAATGCGCCTTTACCGCAGGTTATCAGTATGGTCTGGCAGCGGGTTTTTAATCGTCCTTATCAGTTGTCGCCGGATATTGCCGGAGACACAAGGCTTGTCAGCTTCTATCTGAGTAAAAATCAGGAGCCGCGAAGCTTTTTTATTTCATACCTTAAACGCCTGAATATCAGCGTCACATCGATGAAGGATGGTGTGGATTACATTTCAGTGATAAAGCAGACTGAGCAGAAAGTGCCGGATGTGGTTTTTACTTATCGTCCACGATACCGCAGCGTGAGTTATTTGTCGGCCATGCTTAACTCTGTGGTTTCTTCGGGGGCTTTCAGTAATCATATCCAGTCCGTTGATTATTTATCTGGCGGTGTGTCCGGCACATCCACGACAGACAGCGCATCGACGCGTATGTCGATGGCGACGGATGCCGAGGTGCTGGTTTATTCCGGTCCGGCTGCGTCCGTCCGACAGATAGAAAAAATACTGCCGCGTATCGACGTTCCGGCTGAGCAGGTAACGGTGAGCGGCTATGTTCTTGAAGTCCAGACGACAGACCGTAATGCAACGGGGCTTCAGATTATTGCTGATTTGTTCCGTAATAAACTGGGGATGTCTGTGGGTGCACGTCTTGATGGGGGTAATTCGTTTACGCTGAATGTTGGGGGGCTGAATGCGTTTTACAGTCTGATTAAAGAGGATTCACGCTTTAATGTCGTGAGCAATCCGCGTCTCACGGTTCTTTCCGGCAGTAAATCGCAGTTTACAGTGGGTCAGGAAGTTCCGGTGCTGGACAGCGTCAGCTATCAGGGTAGCAGCGGTACGCCTGTTCAGTCTGTGACGTACAGAAACAGCGGGGCGATTTTTACCGTGACGCCGGTTGTGCTTGACGGACTGATAACGCTGGATATCAGCCAGCAACTGAGTGATTTTGTGAAGACAACGACGGGTGTTAACTCCAGTCCGACGCTGACGAAGCGGGAAATCAGCACAAAGGTTGATGTTAAGGACGGTGAATTACTTGTTCTTGGTGGTCTTGCCAGCAGTAAGCTGACGCAATCGCGGACAGGTTTTTCATTTTTGCCGGGTTTTACAGGCAAATCAGACGAGGATAACCGGACGGATATTATTGTGGTGCTTCAGGCTCGCAGGGTTGGCAAGTGATGCCGCGCCAGCGGCATGGAAGGCGGCATGATGATGTTTCATGTGACGCAGCTGTCAGCCCGCCGAAGCCAGTGAGAGATGACAGAGCAGCAGGAGACAGCGCAACGCGCCGCCTGCCAGACCGCCTTTAAACGGGCAGTCAGCGAGACGAACGACGCAAGGCGTGAGTCGTCCATGCATTGATGTGGCATGTTGATGGAATTGATGATTTACAGCGTTCTGGTGAGGATTCGATGTGGCTTTCAGTCTGTTTTTACCGCATCTCATTGCAGTGCGTATAAGGTATATGCCGTTATGTTGAATCGGGTGCGGCGAAAATGGCGATCGCCGCGCCCGATTTACACATAACGCTCTTGTACGCACTGCTTTTAACGTGATGATTTATTTGTTTTTTTCTCATGTATTTTTCTTATGGTGATGGGGTATCTTTTTGTCTTATCGATAACTGCTATAACAGTGCGCATAATGTGACACGCGTTATGTTGAAAAGGCCGCTGCGATACTTTCCACCGCAGCGGCCTTTTTACACATAACGTCATTGTGCGCACTGAATCTTAAAAGGAGTCTGTGCGCCTGTTCATTTTGTCGTGTATGGTCATCACCAACGGAAGAACAAGCGTTATCAGGCCGAACATCGTCATGCCTGTAATGCTATCCACAACAAAATGCTTTATCAGCAGGTCAAGAATTAAGTCACTGGTTGTCTGCATATTGCTTCTTAGCAATCTTCGTATCTATAGGTAACTACGATGTTATTTTTTTTGGTTTCTTTGGTGGATCATGTCTTGTTTTGCGTCGTTTAAGTAGTTTTTTATCATAAAGTGTACAACTTCCGACCATGTAACTATTTGCCCTGTTTTTTGGCTTATCTCAAGGGCTATTCTAGTAATATCCAGATATGTTGATTCTGTAATTGCTATTGCCTTTCTTTTCATTCGCCCATCTCCATTGTTAACAGTTTAACAAGACAACATTTTCACTTGACCCATAAAAATTATGAGTGTTAACCTGTTAACACTTTAACACCAGTGCGTTTTTTATTCGTTTTTATGACTGAATCAGCCATCCTCACAGCGTATAACGCCATCGACGCGGCATCCGTCGCTCTCGGTCGTCCTTGTCTGACACTGCCCGAACGTGAGCATTTTCAGGCTGAGCGCGATGTTGCCACCCGCAACCTTTCCACGCTTTCCCGCCAGTATCGTGATGAGGTCGGAGTGCTCTCTTCACAGCTTGCCCTGCCACGTAACACGCAGGTTGACCGTGTGATTTACGGAATTAACTGCACGGATTTATCTCTCGCTGACAGGGGTAGGGCCGCCGGACTGGTATCACAGTTTGGTTCGTTTTCCTTCACCGTGGCGCACGCTTTCTGCCGTCTGGTTTATCAGCTCGGTGTGAAAAATGCGCTGATGGCGCTTGAGTCTGCGCACCGTTTCGCTTTCTTTAATCAGGACGGAGACCCTTATGAATTCTCGCTTTTCTGCACTGATGAGCAGCTTGCTGAGGTGGCTGATTCGGTTGTTCGTGACTGCCTTGTTTCTTGGGCCATTTATAGTGATGTACCAGAGCAGCACCTTCTCAATGTGATGGCGTATTTTCAGGCCATATCCGGCTTTGATTTCGCGCCCGTTTATGCAACTTATCATGAGCGTTACGGCGATGAGGGGTTGCTTAAGCGTCTGACTGACCTGGCTTTTGTCACCCGTTTTCTGCGGGTTGTCCGTGACCAGCGGGTCAATGAGGTCTGTCGTATGCTCGGCATACTGAACCGCACCACGCCTTATATTTCCGACTGGCACCGCGACCTTTTTGCTGTCCGCAGTAAACGCGTGAAAAAGTATCTCCGGTCCTCCGGCGTCTTTGATGCGTTTAATGAGCTGGTCTGTACGCTGGAAGATGCGCATAACGCCTCTGTTTCGAACCCGAAAAACCGGATTGCTGAACTCTGCGTTCGTGGGAAGGCCGTCTGTGAACTGTCCGAAGATATGGGGTTGTCCGGTTACTTCATCGTGCTCACCACGCCGTCACGTTTTCACCCGACGACCAGTTTTAAGGTTGCCGGAAAATGGCATTCCCGCCCGAACAAAAAATGGTGGGAAGCAGGTTGCCCGACCATTAAGGATTCGCACGCCTGGCTGAATACCGTCTGGCGGCGGGTCTGCCGCAGACTGGATAAAGCCGGCATTCAGATACCCGGTCTGCGCACGGTTGAGCCGCATGCTGATGGTACAACGCACTGGAATTTCCTGATTTACTGCAATCCCCATGAGAGCGCAACGGTGCTGGCCATTTTCCGTGAAGAGGCCATGCGCGATGAGCCGGATGAAAAGGGGGCGGAAGAGCACCGTATCCGTATTGAGGCTATTGACCCTGAAAAGGGCGACGGTTTCCGTTACATCGTGAAGTACATCACCAAAATGGCGGGCGATGCCAGTGCGGACGGTATTGCCTCCCTGAATGACCGTTATTCTGCCCGTTCATTCTGTGATGCGGTCAGCCGTGCCGCCTGCTGGCAGAAAGCAACGCGTCTTCGCCTTTTCCAGTTCTTTGGCGTTCCGTCTGTCACGGCTTACCGCCAGATGCGCAGCTTCCGCGCACCGCTTGAGGCGCATCATATCAATATGCAGCAGTTCACCCCGCAGCAGGTCGCTGAACTTGAAGCCATCCGCATGGCCTGTGATGCAGGCGATTTCCGGACCTATATCCTGCTGAACGGCGGTTTCTTCTGTTCTGAACGTCTGCTTCGTCCGTTTTACGTTCAGCCGCAGGAAGGTGGTAAGCCCCGTATTAACCGTTACGGCGAACCCTGCGCGCCGGTGATTTCCGGTTTCATGTTTGGCCCCGTTCCGGTCATAACCCGTTTTATGGGGTGCGTTGTCCGCCGTATGACCCCCGCAGAGAAAATCCGCGCAGATGAAATCAGAAGTGGCAACAGCTATGAATCTGTGTTCATTTCGTCGGCTTCACGACACCGCACGACGCGCTCCCGCGCGGCGGGCGGAGCCGACCCTTGGACTTGTGACAATAACTGTCCCTGACTGAATTTTTAACATTGAGGAGTCTGATTTATGAATCAAATTTACGACAGCTTTCCGTTTCCTTCCCCTGATGGTTTTACCGCAGGTATGACAATGGCGGGATATTTTATTCACGCCACTGTTATAAATGATGAGGAGTTAAAGCCCGGTGGTACTCATTATAACCCTGAGGCTAAACCCAAATATGCCATTGTTATTGCCTATCCGTATGAGGACAAAAAATTAAAAGTCCGTCGTGAGGAGCATGAGCGCTTTTCCTGTACTGAGGAGGATTTTAAATTTTTTAATTCATGTCCTGACCTGAAGGGTAAACCTGTTTATCTCACGGTGGATGTGAATTCATGGGCAACAGGCTCTGAACGTCATGGCGTCTGGTATCGTTTTATTTCCGGCTCCATGAAACGTTTTGACGGTCAGCCACTGGGTGCACTGCCCGCAGGTAAAGAAAAAGGCTGATGATATGTCTGACGCTGATTTTCTTAACTTTGTTTTATTCGCTGCGCCTGCAATGATTTTATTCTCTTCAGGTTTTGGCATCGGAATAAAACTGATTCGCGCCTGTGACTCACAAATCATTACTGTTCAGCGTTATTATGACTGAATTCGATTTCAGCGGTGTTTTATCCGCAATAAATTCTGGTGTACAGGACGGGGAGCTTTACTGGGCCGTTCTGTATGTCTGGATTGTCTGCTGGCTTCTTGGTTTTGGCCTTGGTGTTATTTTCACTCTGGTCTGCCGGATGTTCAGCGATGTTGTTAATTAATTTTTAATCGTCAAAGAGGAATTTTATGAAAGTAAAAACCCTGGTATTATCGGGACTGACCACGGCAGGTATTGTAATGTCGTCTTCGGCTTCTGCTGCGGTTACTGTTCCTTCCTTTATTACCCCTGATTCGGTTGGTGAAATTGGCACAGCCATTACCAGTGTTATTGGCATTGCAGGTACGGCTGCATTTGCCGTTCTTGGTGTTTCACTCGCTGCCCGTCTGGGTATCGGTATCATTAAAGGCTTCCTTTCCCGCGCAACCTGATAGTTATTTAACAACAGCGCCCTGCGGGGCGCTTTTTTTGCTTATTCAGGGGGTGAGTCTTGGCATATATATTTATTTTCCTTGTTGCTGTTTTTTCATTTAATTCTGCATATGCAGCTTCAACGACAGAATTTCTTGGTGATGCAGGTTCCGGTACCCGTGTTGCAAGGGCCGGTGTAGCTCCACCCTGTACTACTGGATATGCATCCTGCTCAGGTGATACGTTTTATTGTACTACGTCTTACAGCGATACTAATCATCTTTTGGGTATGCCATTTTTACTGGTTACAGGTAACTGGATCTCTTATAAGTCTTACCATTTTGAGGATGGTGTTAAGGTTTATTCTCAGTGTAAGGATAGCTTTTACGGTCAATATTTTGGTGCTTCGTATTCAGCTAAACCCACGGAAGAGGTTTGTTTATCCCGTCCTGAGCTTAGTAATGTTTCTTTGTCAGGTGTTTATAAGGATGATAAAGGGAATAAATATGTCACCATTCATGGATGCATTTATGAGGCAACGGGTGTTGCTATTATTTGTCCCGATGGTACAGATTCTTGTACCGCTACCTGGAAACCTGTAACTGTTGATCCGGCTTATTCTGATAAAGAAGATACAGAAGATAAAGGTGATAGCGGAGATACTGATGATAAAGGGAATAACGGTAATACTGACGGTGGTGATAATTCCGGCGGTTCGTCCGGTGGCAGCACTTCTGGCGGTTCATCCGGTGGTAGCACTTCTGGCGGTTCATCCGGTGGCAGCACTTCCGGCGGTTCATCCGGTGGCAGCACTTCCGGCGGTTCCTCCGGTGGCAGCACTTCCGGCGGTTCCTCCCTGAACTCC